GAAAAGCAGCAGTATGCTGAACTTTCTGGTGAAATCAATAATCTTAAGAAATCCGTCCAGAAAGATGTTAAAGATGGTATCCGTAAGGGGCTGAAGAGTTTTAACTTGAATCCCTCTCACGGTGACATGGCTACTCGTACTCCTATTTATGGAGAAGAGCGAGAGCCAGAAATGTTTTCTACCCAGATGCCAGACCAGCGCATCGGTGTGGAAGGCGAATCGTTCCAGAAGTCTGACGAAGAATCGACTGCTGACCAGTTCGTGGATGGCATCGAGCAGATTGTCAAACAGACGGACGTTAGTGACCTCCGAGGTCATTTTAAATTGGTCAATGGAATGCGTAACCAGACTGGGGAACTAACTCCTCAGACCCTGTATTACTATCCACGACCTTCACAAGGGAGGTCTAACTAATGGCTGACCTTAGCATAGCGCAGTACATATCGTCTGCGGAGCGAAATCTGCGTAGTTCGTTGATGCCGCCTGGGTATTTTGCTAAGCAAACTTACCTACAGGTATCAGATGTGTTCACGGCGACTTACGGACGTAAAGTCTGGGACGCTTTGAATAACCAGACGAGATTTTGGAACATTCTTCGGAAGGTTCAATGGGGGCCAACAACTGGTTGGCGTTTGCGGTCTGACAGGGGCGATAGCCGTTCCCGTCCCGTAACGGAAACTGGTTCTCTGCCTACCGTTGACGTGTCCAACTACGTCAATGTGGACTCTGCTCCACGTATCGTAGCTACGGACTTCGGTGTTTCACTCAAGTCCCAGATCATGAGCGGTCTGGAAGGTGGCATGGGGGATAACCTCGCAGTTGAGCAGGAAGCTGCTGCGAGGGACCATATCAAGGAGCTTAACCAAGAGTTGTTGCTCCGTGCCATGACCATCTGCTCGACAGCTGGTGCTTCTGGTACTGGTGAGATTATTTCAGCTGGTAACACCCTTCGTGTTGGTGACACCTTCGGTGGCACTACCATCGGTGATACCGCTCTTACGTACTCTGGCCTTGATGCTCAGAGTGATGCTACCTGGACGGGTGGCGGATCTGTGACTGACGGCGAGATTATTTATGTAAAGAGTCGTGCTGGCTTCACTTCTCTTGACGACATTGTCGAACAAGATGCTCGTGTTGTTGCTGGCGTAACTGTTACTAACGGTGTGGATGTCTATAATCAGGCTACCCGTGCTGCTGGTGGACATGTTGCTGCTGCTACTGTCTTGGGTAATAGTGGTACTGGTCGGAACTTGACTTTGTCTCTTCTAGACCAAGCCATTCGTGAAGTTCGTGTAAATGGTGCTGATCCTGACGTAATCCTGATGGGTTATGACCAGTTCGATCGGCTATCTTCCCTGCTGCAAGCTCAGCAACGGTATCTGGACTGGGGCGAGTTCGTTGTCAAAGTAGGCGACGAGTCCACCCTCCCAGGTTCACACGCTGGCTTCCAGGTGGCTACTTATAGGGGTATCCCAGTAATAGTGGATCCTGATTGCCAGGGTTCGTTTACTGCGGCTGATGCTAACCTTGGTAGCAATGTATATGTCATGGATACACGGTACTTGGAACTCGCTATTGCTGCTCCTACGCAGTATATCGACAACCGAGACTTCTTCCAGGCTAATGCATTCGTCCTTCGTGGACTGTTCTACACCATCGGTGAATTACGGTCTTTGCGTTTGGACGCACACGCTAAAATTACTGACTTGAACGCCTAGTTTAGGTTAGTCGCTAATATCTAGTCACGGAGGAAGAGTGATAAATCACTCTTCCTTCGTGGCTATTCAATCTTAGTAATTAAATTTCTGATGCTGGAAGTAAGAGGGAAACCTCTGAGGGTGGGATTGGTGGTATCCAGTAAGGGAGATAAACATGGCTTTAACTATTACGGAAATTCATCGTTCCGTCTTCGGTAACAAAAGAATTGTTACGGCGGATTTAGACTGTGATTCTAGTTATCCTACCGCTGGAGAGTCTTTGACTCCTGCTGACGTTGGACTAATTGGTTTCGATATCGTTCTTTTGACTCCTCAGTCAATCAGCAATACTGCTGATGAGGATGCTGCAGCAGACGTGGGCCATAGTCCAACGTTTGATTACACTAACAATAAACTGATAATGACCTATTCTGACCTTAACGCTTCGGCTGATGGGCCAAGCATTCAGGTTGCAAACGCTACTGACCTGACTGGTGTTCGTATCAGGGCATTGATAGTAGGGTTCTAACAATTAAATAGTTCCTGGGTTTGTAGTACGAGTCAGCTCGACTATTGTTTTGGTATCAATAAAAAAGGGTAGTCGAGTCTGGCTACCCTTTTTTTTTGGTGCTTTATGAACCCTATTTTTAATGGTATAGGGGATATACTTAAAAGAGTTCGTCCTAATATATTGCTAGGAATGATTCTTATTGCAATTTTAGGGATTGGTATTTCTTGGATTGGTTGGCAAATGGAGCAAGAAGGCATTATCAGTGCAGCAGGTGTAGGCAGTATCGTAGCTATTTCCAATTTAGCTGGTAAAATTTTAGAAACTGAACGAGGTTCAGGAGAGGGATAAGATATGTTAGAAATCTTTACGGCTATTAAATTAGGTAAGGCAATTCTTAAGCGATTGAAAAGAGTTGAAAATCGTGATGAACTGATAAATACCATTATTGCAGCTATGGGAGATGGGAAAATTAAGCCTACTGAGTGGGCTGTAATTGGGAAGCAGTTAGGTGTATTTGACGTAGTGGAGGACTAAGTGAATTTTTTAAGTAGATTAATCACTTGGTTCATGGTTCGTACTGCTAATAATCAAATTGGGAAATTTGATTTTGGAGTAGTTCATTTCGGTTCTCATAAGACACCTATAATTGCTTATAAGCATCCGCATATAGGGGAGCCGAAGCTGTTCTATGTGGATGCTCAGACTCTAGATAAATTAGCAGGAAGAGAGAATGACGACATCAGCACTTAGAACTCAGATTGAATTAGAACAGCCTTTACCTAATTTTAGAGGTTTTACTGCTACTACGTCAGATGCTAATGCTTCGACCATTCTTACAGTGTCTACGATTATGGAAGAAGCTAATAGAATCACTTTTGTAGTTGAGTTAGGTGATTTATATATTAATTTTGGCGGGGCAGCTACTAGTGATGGCACTTCTATGTTAGTTCCAGCTGGTACAGGTTATACAGAAGAAGATATTAAGATTACAGGTGTTATATCTGTTATGAGAGCAGGAACTACGAATGGTCGTATTCGTGGTTCTATTTGGGGCAGATAGTGGCTGTATTACGGTCTTCAATAGAACTACTTCAGCCTTATGATGCATTTAAGACTTTTTCATTTACTACATCTAGTGCTACTGCAGAGACAGTTTTGACTGTTTCTAGTTTTATGAATGAAGCTAATAAAATAACTTTAATAGTAGATAAAGCAGATTTATATGTAAATTTTAATGGAACGGCTACTACAGACGGAACTTCTCTATTGATTCCTGCTGGAACTGGATATACAGAGGAAGGTATACAAATAACTGGGCCTATTTCAGTAATTCGTTCAGATTCATCTATGAATGGAAGAATAATTGGTGCTATTTGGGGTAGAGATACATCTGTTTCTAGAATAATTCCTGACGTATAGTAACGTTAATTACGGAGTAATAATATGCCTATAGACCGAGGATTTGAATATCGATTTTCAGAGCATGAATTTAGAACGGTTCGTGAATCTGTAGGTACACTCTCTAAATTTATCCCTATTAATGTTACATTAGCTTCTGCTAATACGGCTGAAGATTTAATTAATTTAGAGAGTCCTGTCCTACCTGCTTTAAATTTAGTTACTAATCCTAGTATGGAAGTTGGTACTCCTCCTACTGGGTGGACGGCTAGTGGCTCCACAATGACTCGCCAGACCACTACACCTCGTACTGGTACGTATAGTATGCGTTGTGTAGCTGCTAATGCTGCAGCTTATGAAGGTGCATACTATAGTGTTACTGGATTACCACGTGGTTTTTATTCATGTTCTGCCTATGTACGTCGAGATGGTGGGACTGTAATTGGTAGAGCTACTAGTGATGGTGGAACTACGTTTAGTGACAGTCCTGTGGTTACTATGACAGATGACTGGGTAGGACGGGTTACTGTTAATCATAAAGTAACTACTGATAATGCTACTTTATCCTTTTATGTGGTAACAAATACTACACAGAATATTACGTTTCTGGTTGATGATGCTCAAATAGAGCCTGCCTGGTCATATGTAATGGGTCAGTCAGGCATTAATGACCCGAATCCTCCTGAAGCCTTAGTTACTACGTTTGTAGATCCTAATATAGAACGGTTTTCTCGTTGGATGGGTACTGCAGATGCTTCGGTTTCAGTCCGTGAGCCAGCAATGACAGAAATTCATGATATTTATTTATATTCTTTAACTAATGATGCCATTATTGATTTTAATAGGACAGCTCAACGAAGTGGTCCAATTGGTTTTCTTTTAAAAGCAGGCGTAGCTAATGCTATCAATATAAGACATATTGTTAAGCATAATATTAGTGTTATCAACTCAACTGGGGGACAAACTTGTAATGTAATTGGGTATGTGAGGGGAATCTAGGACTAGAATTAACGCCTGATAGAGGATAAAATATAGATATGGGTTTTTTCAACGTTTATACAACGTCTAATTCATATCTGTCGGATTATTTTCAGTATCTAACTGAACAATGGTCTAATGCAGATAATACATTTACTGGTGCTTGGAACCGTGAGACAGGATCTGCCTCTACGATTGCACGAGTTACTAGTGATGAGGACATGATTAAAGCTGCTATCACTGTTCCAGCGAGCGATACAGCTAGATTACGGACTACTTATAACTTTAGAGTTACTCCAAGTAAGTTTTCATCTACGGCAAATACGTCGATGGTAAGAGGAATCTTTGCTGAGTGGGAAACAAAATTCACAAATATAGCAAATATTAATAATACGACGTTTTTTATGGGGTTTTCTGAATCTACAAGTGGGTTAAGGACTACGGCAGACATAATTGGGTTTGGTTTAGTTGGCGATGCTATTCAAACAGTAACGGATAGCTCTGGAACAGAGACGGTTAATGCGCCATCTTCAATTACTTTGACTAATAGAAACCTTTTTAAGATGGCAATAACTGAAAATCAGGTTGAATTTTGGATTAATGGCAATAGTGTTGCGACTCACACCACTAATTTACCAGATATTATGCCCCATTTTATGATTTATAACGCATCTGAATCTGGAGGAGCATCTACAGTAGATTTAGGCTTCTGTAGGGTCTTTTACCGTGGTTTTGAAGATGCCCGTTCATTTTAATGAGGTGCTGAATGCCTACTGAACTTAGACAAATTTACCCTTTTAGGGCATTTACTTTTGGAGATAGTGAACCTTCTTTAGAAGCTATTAGTACTTCTACTGGAATACCATTAATTGTTCAAGATTCAACCGATAATGCTTCTAATCAAGTAGCTATTTTTCGTGGCGGAAATAGAGCTACCGCCGCTGATGGGGATAATGCCTATATCAGCTATACGTTAGAAGATTCAGGTGGTAATCAAGCTGAATTTGCTCGTATGGCCTGGACGGCTAATGATGTTACTGCCAACACTAAGGATTCTAAAGTAGTTTGGTCTGTTCAGACTGGAAACACACTTACTAATGTATGGGAAATTAGTTCGTCTTCTTCTGGAGCCGTTACTACGAGTTTTGGAGCAGGTGAAATTGTCTTACCTGATAATGTTTCCTTACAATTAGGTAATAGTGGTGCGGATGCAGATTTATCGTCTAATGGAACTGACATAAAATGGATTGTTCCGTCTACTGCGGATGTAATATTAGGACGGACTGGTGCTCCAAGTCCTGACACAATTTTCCATGTGTGGACAGCCTCAGCTGGTTCTGTGAATGCAGTATCTGGAACTCTTTTAACTGTAGAAAGTGATGGTAATGCGTTCCTAAATTTCTTAGCTCCTACGGCTAGTGGCTTTTATTTTGGTGATGCTGCTGCAAATAATGTAGGCAGTCTTGTTTATACACATAGTTCCAATACGTTAAATGCCACGATAGCTGGTGTTAGTCAAGTTAACTGGACTGACGGGATTATGGCTTTCCAGAGAGCCATGACTTTATCATCTACATCGACTTTTACCCTAGATGCTTCTGGTATTAGTGGTACAACGATTAAAGATGAAGATAATATGGCTTCGAATTCCGCTACTCATCTGGCAAGCCAACAAAGTATTAAGGCTTATGTTGATACTCAAGTAGCTTCAGAAAATGAAATATCAGAATTGAATGATGTCACTCTTAGTTCTGTTGCTGATAATAATATCCTTCTATATAACGGAAGTGTATGGATCAATAATGCGTATGTGGATTTTACTAAAATATCGGTTCCAGCCAGTCCAGGTTTGGAAGAAGGAAGATTGTATCTAAAACAGGTTGATATCAATAACAATGCTCTTGTTGTAAAAATCCAAAAAGCTGGTTCTATTCAAGAGGTAGAGTTAACTTCGCCTAAAGCTGTATGTGCAGAA